CCAATGGTCATCTTGCCAGCTGTCAGCGCGGTAATCTCCCCGCTGTAGATGTTGTTGGCCAAATCACCGGTGAAGCCCTCGACGAAGACCCGCATGCCTACCGCGAAGCCCGCTGCCACGAGGCCAGAGCCACTGTCGTTGAAGCTGTTGTCGGAGGCCAGGGCGCTGAGGGTAGCAGCGGTGATGGTGACAGTCGGTGACAACGCAGAGAGAATGACTACCTCATCCCCGGTCAGCGCGCCCGCGTCGCTCAGTTCACTTGCTGAAAGAATGCCCATCTCAGGCCTCCGTTACCATGAAGTGACCCTCCTCGGATACCAGGAAGTCATCATCTTCGGTTCCCAGGAAATCGGTCGTCGTGTAGTAGAACTCATGATGCGCCGCCTGCATGGACAGCAGCCCGTCCCGCTTGGACCAGACCTCAATCCTCACGAGGCCATCATCGGTGGGTGTCCAGGTGGTTGAGGTTCCAATGATATCATCCTCGGTATGCACCAACACACCGTCGATGTAGCCCAGCACTTTATACACCACCCCCGCCTCTGGGCCAATGTTCCCAAAGGTATGGTCGTATATGATCCCGCCCGTCTGCTGAGTGCGGTCACGATGGGCCCAGGCGATGGAGAGCTCTTCCTCATAGGGACCCGCGCCGTAGCTCTCCGCCTCGATCAGCAGGTTGCCAGGTGGGTAGGGGCGATAGGCGCGCTGGTCAAAGGTCAGGCTCTCCGCGTCTATGTCAGCCAGGTCCAGGGACCCAAGGCCAGTGACTGGAGCCACCTTGACATCAATGCTCTCTCCGCTGGCATACTCTGTGTCGTCGAGGAAATTGAAGGTGTCCCAGAAGAAGAGACGGGTGCCCGCCGTGTGGGGCTCGGGCACTGTATCATGCACCCCTCGGCCCAGAGTGAGCGTGGTCGTGCCCTCGTCGATGGCGGTTACAACGCACAGCTCGTCGTCGATTTGCACGTGCGTGCCAATGTCCACCAAGTCGATGTCGAGATCATTATCATAGAGCACGCTGGTCGTCGTCGGACTGATGTCCGCCGTGAGCAGGGCGGTGCCACAGAAATCTACGGAGCCGTCATCCTCATATCCCGCCCCGGCGTCCACCCATACCTCGGCGTTGATGGCACCACCACCAGGTGAGGCGGCGGCCACCTGCAGAAAGCCCGCCTCGGTGGCGGCGGCCAGCTGCGCATTGACGAACGTGTCTCCCAGCGCCTGGCAGAGCTCATAGTAGGGAGCCTCCAACACCATCACCACATCGGTCGCGGTGGGCTCGGTGATCGGGTCCTCCCAGGAGGTGCCGGGTGCAACCACCACCACCGTCTCAGGCGTGGAAAAGACATCCTGGGTGCAGGTAATGCGCACCTGATTGCTCTTGCCATCTCCAAATGCCAGACCAGTAATGCGCATGACCATCTCGCTGATCTGCCACTTGGCCCAGGAGAGGACAAACACATCGCCAATGTTGAAGTCCGCCGCCGCCTGACCGGCGTAGATGGTGCAAGAGAAGAAGGGGAAGGAGAGGCTGCGCAGGTCGCGCTGCGCGATGATGGCCGCGTTGCGCTCGTTGGTGTAGCCAGGATATTGCAGCGTGGTGCCAATGTTGGCACCCTGCATCTGCACCATGGCGGTATCGTGGGCGGTGACGCTGCCGTCCTTGCCGGTCGCCGAGTTCCAATAGTTGATGGTAACTGAGTTTATCAACTCTCCAAAGGCTGGCCTGGCAGGTCCAGTAATCTTGAGTATGTTGCTCTCGTCGAGCGTAACCAGGTCCCCAACATCATAGTCATTGCGGATCAACTTGAGAATGAACTTACCTGTGACCCGAGAGACGTAGAGCGCGGCGTCTATGTGCTTGATGACCTCCTTGATGAAATCCTCAATGATGGTCTGCTTGTCCCAGAGCAGACTGATGCCCAGGCCCTCGGCGAACAGCGTATCCGCCGCCGCCGTGAAGCTATCGTCGTCGATATCATCCTCAAGATAGCCCATCCCCCAGTCGGGATCTGTCAGGCACTCGCGGATGACGTGAGACGGGTTCATGTCGTTGAAGCTGGTGGGATACTTGGTAATTGTCAGGGACATGCCACCAGTATTATCAGTAATGGGTGAGTCCTGCACATAGAAAGTGTAGGATGACCCGCCGCTCAGGAAGTAGCCATTGGGATAGGCGGCCTCCCACGCGGCGCGCGCCGCTGTGTAGCCGTCACCATGGACACCTGCGCCGGAAACTTCAGTATCACCTACATCGCCGTTGATGATGATGTTGAAGCGATGAGTCGACCCGGTGCCTCCTGGGGCATTATCAGGCGAGGGTATTCCCCAGACGCTATAGCCAATGAACGGGCCATCATGATTGGTGGTTACAACGAGGATGTCGCTGGGGTCCGCAGTGATGGTGACCCCAGCGGTCAGACCACCTGCCACGGTCGTTGAGCCGTTCAATTCCGCGTCAATGTTGATATTTTGCGAGGTAACATCTGCGCTGGTGGCCAGGGTCTCACCATTCTCAAGACCTTGCTTGGCAAACAGCAGCGCGGCGAGCGACGAGGTCTGAGTGGGAGTAGGAGTTCCCTCGAACAGATTGCTGTATACTGGGACCCCCGCCTTCTCCGGATACCACTGGGCGATGCCGTCCTGACGAAGATAGACCCGCTGCCCTCGCCAGGTCCAGGGCTTGAGGTAGGGATTGTTGCCCATGTAGGTCTGTCGGCCCACCGCCCCCACAACGCCCCGGTAGGCTGGGACCGTGGAGCCCAGGCGAGCGACCAAGTAGGAGTTGGGGGTCTGCGAGTCATCCCCCATCTCGATGTCAACGGTGCCCGATATGCCACCCTCGCGCTTGTCCCCGCCGAACAGAGACGGCTTGTTTATGGTTATGGCGCCACCTGTAGCATTTCCAGTCCAGGCGACCTTGTCAGCTACCTTGATGCGGGTGATCTTATCAATGGGACCATGGCAGAGGATCTGGTGGTGCCCCAGATAGTATTTGTAGCCAATGGTCTGCTTGCCGCCGCTCTTACCCACGAGCGATCTCCACTACCCGCTCGGCCTGTGCATCCCTGGTAGCCAGCAGCTCCTCCGCCGGTATGCCCTCCGCCAGGAAGAGGCTCCAATTGAGATTGTGGCGCTGGAAGAACAGGCGCGCGCCACTGGCGCAGAGGCGCGCCTCCCGTATGTGCTCCATGCGGACGATCACGTCGCTCATTTCTTCCCGCTCTTCGACTTGATGGCCTTGGTCTTGAGGTGGCCATACCATACAAAGTTTGGTCCGTTTATGTCACGGGTGCCGAAAAGGACACCAATCTCTCGCCCCTCCTCGGCGGTGGGGGCCTGAATTTCACTGAGACCAGCCGGTGGCGTGGACTGAGGCTTGGGAGCGAACGCAAAGCTCACCACCAGCATGCCAACGAAGACCGCCGCGATCAGCCAGAACATGAGCGCTGCCTAGACAATGGAGGTGCCTCCCACTGGGTTCTTGTTTGGGATCCAGTCAAACCCTCCATATCGATTGAGATTGTTGAACTTGGCGAGGCAGGTGGCCCTGGTATGATCGCAACCAGGGTAGAGCGTGATGCCCAGGCCTGGGCCACTCTCCGCGAAGGCCTGGGATAGGGTGTAGGGAACGCGCTGCAGCGTTATGGAGGATCCGGCGTGCTTGATGATGAAGGACAGGGTGCCGTCTGGAGAGCCAAGCATCCCCCCGGTGAAGTAGCCATCCGCTGGGGTATCGGCCTCCGGAATGGTCAGAACCGCGCCGTTGACGGCGTTCAGTGTTCCGGCGGTGGCAAAGTCCGCCGGGTCCAATAGGCAGCCTCGACCATAGAGCGCGTGGCGACAGCTCTTCTGAAACCGAGCACGCAGGCCAGGGCGGCGCAGCGAGGTGAAGATGCTCTCGAACACCAGGGTGAGCGCGGCGTCCCCCGGCTTGACGCTGGCCAGGCGGCCCTTCCAGATTACATTGGTGGCGGCGTCCTTGCGGGTCCATACCGTCATGGTGACCACCTGCTCCGAGAAGGAGGAGAGCAGGGACACAGCCAGCTCATGGTCCAGCGGGATGGCGACCTCCAGAGAGTTGCGAGAGAGCTCATTCTTCTGCTCAATGGCTCCTCGCCCAATGGCCAGGGGCCGGTAGCGCTCGCTGTTGTGGACCTCCTCCACAGTCGAGCTTGTGAAGGTCCAAACCTGTGGGGTCATGACTATACGAAAGAGATCAACAGGAGTGGTCATGGACTCAGCTCCACCATGCGCGCCTCGGACTGGCATATACCCGCGCCAGGCCAGGAGATCTCAATTCGATCGGTGTCCAGCCGCTTCAGGCCCAGGAAGCAGACGCGCTGAATGGAGGAGGCGGGCACGTTCAGCGCCGCGCTGAGGTTGAGCTGCACACGCGCCGCGTCCAGCTGAACTGTAGAGGAGATGGCGCGCGCGTACCACACCCCCGCCGCCTCCACCGCGATGTGGACGCGCGAGGAGGAGTAGCGTCGATAGTCATCGGAGGAGACAGTCAGCGCCGAGACCACTGTTCCCGTCGACCGGGGCATCATGTCCATCTCGAACGAGGGCTGCCAGAACTGCCGGAGCCGCCCGGCGCGGCGGTGCAGCCACTCGCGGATCTCCCACGCCTCCTCTGGGCCCTCTCCCATCATGTGGTGGTCGCGACCCACTCGGACGTTCAGCCAGGGGTAGCGACGGGAGGTGAGACCGATTTCCGGATCATGGGCATCAACCTGAGTCATGATGTCTTCGCTGAGCCACTCTCCTGGGAGCAGGCTCTCTGTGAAGTAGATATCATCCCCCAGATACTGGGTGGGCTCCGCCACCTCCAGCGCTGCGTTGTCGTCTACCTCATAGGCCATCTCCAGAACAGTGTTGTGCCCGTTCAGAGCCTTGCTGGGGTTGGAGACCAGGTGGCCAATGCGCACCGGCATGAGCCAGGCGGCGGTGAACTCCCGCGTTGCACCGGCGAGGGCCAGGGTGGCATCATCAACTACCTCATCCAGGCCCAGGAGCTGGAAGTCATTGGTGGATTGCCATAGCATGACCAGGCCGCCCGCTCGGAACTCCGAGTAGCGGGTCTCAGCGGTGAGCTCGACCTCGTCGGCTGCTACAGCGCCCAGGAGCTGGGCCTGGGGCCAGACCGGGACCAGCCAGTCCCTCGCTCGCCCGCCATACACTGTATTCAGCGCTCGGGCTCGCTCCAGCTCGCTGGCGGGGTAGGAGTAGGTGAACCTCTGGCGCGGGCTGGCACGCACCTGGAGCCGGTCCTCAGTGCCATCCTCGGCGGGCATGACGTCGGTCATCCAGACCAGAGCCTCCTTGGCCGGGGCCTGGGGCTGCAGTGGCAGGACCACAGGGATGTAGTCCGCCGTGGCGTAGATGAGGGTATCGTCCCCTGCGCCAGACGCGCTCTCGTCGAGTGCCAATATGGCAATCTCATGACTGCCGCTGTCGAGCAGATCGCGGGAGATGACCACAGACCAGCTGCGCATGGCGACGGCGGTGTTGGCGGGGTTGACCGCGCCAACGAACTCTCCGTCCACATAGACGTAGCAGGCGTTCTCCACCTCGCCCTGTAGCAACACGTCCTCCAGGCCGGAGGTGGTTACGTTGCGACGGATCCAGAGGCCGGTGTCAACCGCCCAAGCGGTGTTGATGGGCAGGTCGGTGGGGTCATAGGAGTCAGCGGTGCCGAACGGGGCCTGGCCCAGGGTCCAGCCAGCGGCTGGCACCGTCACCGCGAAGGGATCCGGTGGGACAGTATTGGCCGTGGCCTGGTACTCCCAGGCGGCCTCCAGGGAGATCAGGGTCATCCTACCTGCCCGAAGGAGTGGGTGACGTCACGATTGCGGCTCATCACATTGACGAGCAGCTCCTCGCCCTCCGGCGTGGCGAAGTAGTCACCCACGATGCCAGGATCCAGCACGTTGATGATGCGCGCCTGCAGCCCACCGCCGCTCCCGCCCTCACCCTGTCCAAATGAGCCGGTGCCCTTGCGCACCTGAGTGGGCGTGCGCACGTCCACCTGCTCGCCCGGCGTGGCGCGGAAGGAGACCATCTGGCTGTCTGGCCCGCCATTGCCTGCAACCTTGAACGAGCCGCCGGTCATGAATTGTGGGGCGGGAGTAGACAGGATCTTGGCCACGTTGGCAGCGGTCAGCGCACCAATGGCGACCGCCTGGATGATGTTCCAGGGTGGCGGACCAGAGGCGAGCGCCTTCTGCACCGCGACATAGCCATCAATGATGGCCTGGGTAGCGGCGGCGGCTCGCCCAATCGCGGCGAGCTTCTTGTTGCCAGAGGACGACAGCTGTGCCAGCGTGCCGAAGAAGTCACGAGTGCCCTGAAGCCGAGCCTCCAGCATGGAGATCTCGACGCGGGCCAGAGCCTGAGATGCGCTCTGCTCATCTACCAGGCGCGCATCACGCATCATCTTGATCTGGTCGTAGTAGGTCTGATACTGCGCCAGCTGCGCATCCAGCTGCGCCTGGGTGCCCTCGAAGAACTGGCCCAGCTCCCCGCCTCCGGCCAGACTGCTGAAGGCGTCGGTGGCGCTGAACCCACTGCTCGGGTCCGCCTGCAGCGCCTGAGCGGCGGCGAGCTTGTCCATGAACTCCTGGCGCTTGCCAACCGTCTCCTCCAACAGCTGGTTCTGAGTGCGCAGCGCCTCGTTCTCACGAAGCATGGTCTCTACTCGTTGGCGCTCCAGGGGCTCCAGCTTGCGCTTGAGCTCATACTCCAGCTGGAGGATGCCTGCCAGAACGGCGCGCTCCGTTCCCACCTTCTTGAGGAGCTGGTTCTCCATCTCCAGGTCGGCCAGCATGTCCTTGATGACCTTGTTGTCCTTGGCGGCCTGCCAGGACTCAAGTCGCGCCTCGACCAGGGCGTGCTCACTGGCGGTGAGCCGCCGCTTCATCTGGTCCTCCAGCTGCCAGATGGCGGCCTGCCGCTCGGCGGCGCGCTCGCTCATGCCCAGGAGAACAATCTCCCGGTCAAGCTCAAGCAGGAACTGGGCCAGCGCCTTGCGCGCCTCCTCCTCGGCGTCCTTGAGCTTCTTCTTTGCCTTGGCCTTCTTCTCGTCTGGGTCCTCACCAGTGACGCGTGGATCACCCGCTGGGTTGAGCTGATCATCAACCTGGCGCGCGGCGGCCACCCGGTCCGCCTCGGCGAAGATCTCCTTCAGCTTCTGCTGGGTGCCGGTGAATTGGAACTCCATGGCCTGGTCAATGGCCTTGCCCAGTCGCGCCCCGGCCCCGGCGTACTGGTTCTCCAACTCGGCGATGTTGAGCGCGTTCACATCAAAGATCTGTCCGGCCTCGAAGCCCTGGCGGAAGCCCTTGGCCGCCTCCGCCCCGATGTCTGGCATGTCCTGCTCGGCGAAGCGTCCCAGCTTGACTGTGGCGACCTCCAGGAAGGGCAGTTGGTTCAGGCCACCAATGAGCGTGTTGAGGAAGCCCTCAGAGACCGAGGCCAGCTTGTTGAAGCCCCGCTGGAATATGGCGAGCAGCGCCTGGGGCACGGCCTGAAACGCTGCAATGATGCCCCCGGCCAGGCCAGTGAACAGCCCCAGGGTCATGTTGATGAACTTGATGATGCTCTGAGAGAGCCCGTTGATGCCACGGATCACGCCGTTCACAGCGTCGATCCAGGCCTCTGCAATGGCGTCGCCCAGATTGTTCCACAGCGCCGCAATTACACCCACCGCCTGGCCAGTCTCGGTGACCACATCGTCGATGGCCCGCGCCGCGCCCTCCAGCTCGCGCTTGAAGTCGACCAGGAAGGTGGGACCACTGGTCTCCTGGGTCTTGGCCTTGGTCTCATCGAGCTTCTTGTTGAGGTCATCGACCTCCTTCTTCGCATCGGTGACCTTGCCTGTGATGACATTGAAGGTGGCGACGAAGAAGTCCTGCAGAGTGGTCGCGCTGCCCTGGGTCAATGCCAGCCTGTCGCTGAACACCACCAGCGCGACGGCGGCGGCCAGGATGATCCCTGGCAGGGAGGCCCAGAGGAACTGGAGGCCCTTCATGGCCACGCCAGCCACGGCGGCGGTGCGCGAGGTGGCTCCCAGCGCGATCTCCAGCGCGATTAGCTGGCTAATGTGGGCCATCAGCGCCGTGGTGCCTGCCACGATGGCATTCTTGATCCAGTTGACCGCGTAGATGATGGCCAGCGCCGCTACCACGCGGGTGATGGTGCCCAGGTTGTCGGCTATGGAGAGCAGGCCAGTCGCGATCAGTGACTGCGCACCAGAGCCAGTCATGAAGGTGCCCCACAGGTCCAGGAACTTGTTCTTGAGCACCTGCACCGCCTGGCCGATGGTGGGAATGGTCCGGGCGAACTTCTCGTCCAGCTCGACCCGCGCCTCCTTGAAGGCGTCGAGCACCACCTGAGCGGTGACCTTGCCATCCTTGGCCAGCGCGCGGAGCTCGCCCCGAGTGACGCCCATGTGCTCGGCGATCACGTCCGCGACCAGTGGCAGCTGTTCCAGGACCGAGCGGAGCTCGTCGCCCTGCAGCGTATTGGAGGCCAGGCCCTGGGCCAGCTGGATGAGTGCACCCTCCGCCTCCCGCGCGCTCGCGCCAGAGAGGATGACAGCCTTGTTGAGGCTCTCCGTGAACTGGAGGATCTCCTTCTGGCTCCGCCCCAGGTCCTTGGCAGACAGGGCCACGCGGGCGTAGACCTGCGCGGTGCCCTCAAACGAGGAACGGGTCTCGTTGGAGATGCGGAACAGCTCCGCCGTGACCGTTGCCAGGTTCTGGGTGCTGGTGGTAACCAGCTTGAGCCGGTTCTGGATGTTGGTATAGGTATCCGAGAGCTCCACCAGCTCACGAATGGCCAACCCAACGCCGAGCGTTCCGAGCGTGCGCTTAAGGAGAGTAAGCGCACGCTCGGCGCTCAGCGCGCCAGTCCCGATGCTCTCGATATCCCGACGAACAGTCCGCGACCCACGCTCCGAGACGATGATTTGGATCCGCTCAGTTGCCATCAGCTCAGGATCCTCGCTCCCCTCACCGCGCTCACTCCCCGAAGCACCGCCGACTGGACAAATCCAGAGGGGGCCTGCGCTGAGCTGCCCTCGTTCAGGAGACCAATATAGTGCACATTGTTGGAGATGTATATATCATCCCCTGACTTCACGGCGGAGATGACAAGCTGGGCCTGCTCCATCGCAGCGGCGGCGTTGGCACGCTCACTCTTGCCGAGCTTTGCGCCAGGCGCGTAGGGCTCATGGTCGCTGAGGATGGGGGCGGCAATGGAGGCGATCCAGTTGGAGCGAGCGCGGCCTGTATCGACCGGCGTCTCCAGGACCACCTCACGGTCGACGACCAGTGCCACCTTGCGCTTGATGAGGTTGGCCCCCTCCTCCACGCGACGGCCATGGCGACGAATGCGAGATGCGAAGTCGCTCAGAGAGGACATTACTTGCCCCCCTTGGAGCGCTTCTTGGCGACGTGCTCCAGATAGGCGTTGTCCAGTCGGCGCACCAGGTAGAACAAGTCGCCCCGCTCCTCCTCGTCAAGGCCCAGGCGACCCGCCCACTGGTCCAGAGCGGTCCAGGGGATCGGTCCCTCCCCCATCCCTATGGCCCGGCACGAGTCAAGCTCGTAGTAGGCCCGGAGGTAGAGCTCCAGACCAGGCCGGAGCTCCGGGGCGTTCTGTATCTTATCAGGGAGCGGCAGCCCACGCCGCATGCAATCCCGGATAATGATCTGCTCTACCGGGGCCTGCTCCAGCTCGTAGAGGAGGACCCCGATTAGTTTTTTGCGTCCTCCTCCTGCCCGGCCTTGCGGAACAGGCCGACCTTGCCGGCCTGCTCGCGAATGTCGGCGAACAGGTCTGGCAGAGCCTGCAGGGTGGCGACCACATTCTCGTTGGTGTAGGGCAGGATGGAGCCATCGGCGGCCTCGATGCCCTGGATGAAGGCGGTGCCCTCGGGCTCCTTGCCCTTGTTGGCCTTGGCATAGCCAGAGGCCAGCACAGGTGGGTCAAGAGGCTTGCCAGCCTTGTCGGTCGCTACACGCACCGCCCACTCCAGGATGACCCCCTCGGCGTATGCCTCACGAAGCAGTGACTCAGCGCGGCTGTTCTCCAGTGTCTCGGTCTGAACCGCGCGGCGGACCGGCTTCATCTTGGCCTCGAAAATCTTGGCGAAGCGGTCGTTGGAGCCACCTGCGCGGGCGATTTTGACCCTGAACTCTCCATAGTCAAGGTCGATGCCAGCCTTCTCAAGCGCGGCGTCAGTCTGGAACTGTGAATACATTGACATTGTGAGCTCTCCTTCTCACATGTGGGTGGAGGGGGACTGGCCCCCTCCGAATTAACCGGCCAGGTCTGGCAGGTAGTCGAAGAACACCATCATCAGGGTATAGTCCAGGTCCGCGTCGACTGAGGCGGCGGAGGCGGCGTCCATCGAGAGCGGCAAGGTAATCGCCTGGTCCTGCTCAATGTTGGCACGTCCATCACCCAGCGCGATGAGCGGGAGATCGATCACGAAGCCAGCATTGTTCTTGATCGTGATCATGTCGATCGTAACATTCTCGTTGGCGCGCACCGCCTCAACCGCTGCCACATTCGAGAAGTAGGCGGTGGTATTGCCCGAGACCGCGAAGGTGCCAACGATCACGTCGAAGCCACCCAGCACACCAACGGCCTTGGCCGCTGAGGCGTTGTTGTTGATGGCGAAGCTGATCTCCGTCACAAACGCGAACAGCGGGGTGGGTGCCTCCACCCCATCCTCGATCACCGACATGTTGATGCGGGTGATGTCCGAGCTGGTATTGAAGGCGTCGGCCTCCACAATCGCTGGCCGATTGCCCGTCTTGACGCCAGTCGCCCCATCGCGGGTCTCATAGTCGAGCGCGATGAAGCCGAGGTCGGCGTTGAGCTTCTCGGCCGTCGGGACGTTGATGGTCAGCTCATTGGCCACCGCGCCAACCAGATACTCAGACTGGATGTCGTTCGGTGAGGCGTCATCCGCCGCGCCGAGCGTGCGCTCCAGCTGGTAGGTGCGCCGCACGATGTCGGTGCCGAGCTCGTTCTTCAGGACACGGCCCAGGAAGACGCGGATGGTCTTGGCGGCCCCGGCGTCGGTGACCATGGTCTGGTCGCTCTTGTCGAACTCGATCTCGTTGGTCGCGACCGAGCGGACACGCTTGAAGCCATTGTTGGCCGCCGTGGCAAATTGAGTGCCCGCCGCGTCCCCGCCGATGAAGACCCACTCGCCGGGGATGAGCCCCAGCTGGGTCAGATCCTTGGTGGTAGAGGTGAGCTTGGGCAGTGCGCCGGAGGCGTCGATCTCCAGATCACCCGCCGTGCCCTGGAAGCCAACCACGACGATCTGGCTCGTCGCCGGTGGAGCCGCCTCGGCGACCAGGTCCTGGACCACGGCCACCGAGGTATTCAGGGTGACCGTGTCAATCTCCTTGAGACCGTTGTTCGCGGCGTTGGTAAAATTCGAGGCGTAGACCAGCGAGCCTACGTAGAAGCCAGCCGTGGCAGTGATCTCATATTCATCGTTGGTGCCATCCACTGCCGGCACGTCGACACTCGTCGCCTTGTCGCGGCTGTCAGCGAACATGAAGCCCTGGAGCAGGTCCTGCATGTTCGTCTGGGTGAGGTCCGAGTTGAAGCCACCCGAGGCCTCCAGGTCGGAGATGACCCCTTTCTTGCGCTGGCGCGAGGGGTTGATTGGATTGCGAGCGATCTTCGTGAGATTGCCGCCGAAGTCGTTGTAGCTGTTGGGCTCCAGCGGGATCCAGTCCGGCGTGCCGGGCAGGGTCCGCAGCGACGCCTCCTCAGCGTAGCGGAGACCAGTGATATTTGAGTCGATCTTGTTGACCTGTGCCACCCTGGCCTCCTCTAGCGAACCTCGTCATACTCAAAGTCAACGAGGACGTTCAACCTCTGAAACGCTCCATCCACCCCGGCCTCGCGGGCTCGGACATTTCTGAACCATGCCCCACCCGGAGTAGCCTGACCCTCATAGGCCTCCTGAGCCACCATACCCATTTGATCCAGGCGAGTAAATCCCTCTCCTGTCGGAGCGTGCAGCTGCACCCATATGGTGCCAGTCCGGCGAAACAGGCGATTGCCCAGCGCAGCTCCATAGCCGTCGGCGTGACGAATGGAGTGACGGACCCAGAGCTCGGCGTTGGGTGGAGGTGCACCCACATCGTCCCACAGGACAGTCTTGCTCGCGAAGGCGCTGGCGTCCCAGGCGGTCTTGAACCGAGCCGACATCTCGTCGCGGGCCTGCTCGAGTGTCAGGCTCACGCTGCCACCTCCAGGAAGTAGAGCAGCGTTGTCTCCGCTGGGCGCAGCGTGTCGAGCACTTTGACCTTGAAGACCTTGTTGTCACTATCTACCATCTCGTCGAAGTCGCCGAGATCGGTCTCCCCGCTTGTTGGCGGCGCGGCGATCAGCACCTGGCTGCCGCGCTGCACCACATCGTCTCTGAGCTCCACCCGGAAGCCGAGCTGAATGAGAGAGGCGGGAGGCACGGCCACTGCGCTGATCTGCACGCTCTCAGCCGGTGGGGTGGTGGGCGAGGCATTTCCTCGCCATGGCTTGTTGCTGTCCGTGGGTGTATTGTTCAGCCTGCGCAGCGTGATGGTTCGACCGGCGTTGCCGATGAGCCGCTGCGCTGTAGCCAGCATGCGATCGTAGTCAATCGCCATCAGCGATACACCCCGCCGTTGCGCGCGATCAACTGCCTCACAAGCCTATCGGCGGCGGGGTAGGACACCATCTCCGGGGTAACAACTCCGAAGGCGTAGCGGGTCTCACTCTCGATGGGTCCTACCCGCTCGCGCACCGAGGTGACGGGCCCAGAGACGCCGCTCTCTGGGCGGCTGGGGTCGGGCATGAGCGCGGCGTTCAGCGCTCGCAGCGCATACTCCGCGATTGCGCGCTTGAGCAGGTCTGGCACGCCCTCAATGGCTGTGCCAAGATGGTCGTAGATGTAGAGCCGAGGAAAGGAGAGACCCTGCGGCGTCTCCCAGAACTCAGGCGCACCACGAAATTGGGTGCCCCAGCGGGTCTCTACATAATCCGTGGCGCGCACGATGGCCTGCTGGCGCACCTCATCTACGCCGGTCCAACCACTGTTGCCACGCTCGGCGTGGTAGGCGTTGGCATAGTCCAGGTCAATGTAGGCGTTCGCACCTGCGACGCCAGTCCCATCCTCAACTGTAAAGGCCATCGCTCACCTCCGCGCGGGTGGAAGAGCTCGCCTCCCTCCGCGCCGGGCGGCCAGCTGGCCCTGGCGGGCCTACTCGCCGCCCTGGTTGCGGCGCGGCTGCGCCGGGGGACGAGCGGTGAAGCGCCCAGGGCGATTGCCCATGGCCTGGTCCAGCGCGCTGCGCGCGCCGGTCGCCGCCTCGCGAATGGCCTGGGCCTCGCGAATGGCACCCGCCCGCTCGGCGCGGACGGCGTGCTGGCTCTGGATGAAGGCCAGGCGGGCCTTGAGGTCGTCGTCTGGGTCCTTGCGGGCCTCGCGCGCGGCGAGCAGGCGGTCCTGGTCGGCCTGGAGCTCGGCCTGCTCGCGCTTGAGCTCGGCCATGCGCTCGTTGCCCTTGGCGATGCGCTCGCCCACGTCGGCGAGCTCCTCCTCGAGCGAGGAGAGGGCCTCCACCTCGGCCTCATCGTCCACCTCGTCCTCCCCCACCTCGTCGGCGGGCGGCGTGGTGGGTTGGTCATCGACATCGACATTGTTGTCCGGATCGTCGCTGGGCGGCTCGCCGGGCTTGTCGTTCTCAACGGCGGGTGGCGAGGGCGGCTCAGCCGGGGCATTCTCATCTGCCCCAGTCTTGGCTCCATCCACGTCCTGGTTCTCGTCGGGCTTGGCCGCCTCCTTGTCAGCGGCCTCATCCGGGCCAGGCGTGGTCGTGCCCTGGTCTGTATCGCCATTGGGAGCCGGGGCGTCGCCCTTCTCCAGTGTAGGATTGTCGCGGGTGAAATTGGCGGCCATCCCGCTGACATCGCGGCGAGTGAGCTCAGCGTTGCCCGTCAGCTCCTGAAGCACATCCATGCGCGGCAGGCCATCACCCGTCCACTGCTCATCCTTCTTGGGATCCAGGCTCTGAAGAGCCGCTTCAAGGTTCATGGCCATGCTCTACTCCCGGGACTTTAGTCGTCTCCCAGCACGATGTAGGAGATGTGGATCTCGCCATCGGCCGTAAAGACCAGATCGTCGGCGCTGATGTTTGCGTCGTCGATCAACAGATTGAGGTTTAGCTCAAGTGAGCCATCGGTATTGTCGAGAACGGTGCCCGCGATGGCGGCGGCGCTGGTGCCACGCGCGCGCGGGGACACCTCGGCGGTCGCGGCCCCCAGCGCGGTCGACTGGATGAAGTCAACCTCCGTGCCAGACAGCGTGGCATCCGCAGTAGCGGTGGAGCCGATCGAGTAGTCGCCGTCATAGTTATCTGCCAGGCTGGCCGAGGTGGGACCCGTAAACGTGACGTAGGAGACAGCGCCCAGAAGCAGGATGTTGCCCGAGGGGAGGTCGCCGCAGACCGCCGAGCCGAAGCCCACGCCGGTTGCCCCATCGACTGTGATCGACAGATCCTCGAAGGTGAGGTCCAGGCGCTTGGCAGGCGAATTGACATTCGCGCGAGCGAGAGAGCGAGGCAGGCCCTTACCCATCTTTGGTCCCTTTCAAAACTGGTGGGGTGACGCGCGGCCACCCCACCCTTGGATTAGGCCTCGCGGGTAACGAGCCGCGCGATCTTGATCATCTTGCGCTCGGAGAACACCCGCTGCCACGAGTCAGCGTGGGCCAGGTTGTTCGCCGAGGTAGCGTTGCTCGGGCCACCGTTCGCCGGGGTGCCAGCGTACTTGTGGCCAACCGGGTGCATCGCCCACTCGACGCGGTTGTAGAGCGTCTCCGCGCCACCACCGTTGCCGGCACCGGCGAAACGCTCCACCTCCGTCGGCACGTTGGGCGAGCCAACGCCGAGGCGCACCGCGCCCGGACCGAAGATCCAGCTCTCATAGACCGAGCCGCTCCGCGGAACGCCATCATCGATGATCACGTCATGCCCCAGGAAGGTCGGAATGTTGACCTTGCCGGTGCTGTCCGGGATGAAGTCGATGAGGTTGTTCTTCTGCATCCGGTTGTAGACAACCGAGTGGACCATGATCATGGACAGGCCATCCTGGCTGTCGCCCATGGTCAGAGCCGCGTCGAGGAACGCCTCCGCCGTGAAATCAGTCACACCAGCGCTGTAGGCGCCACCGCTGACATCGTTGGTGAGGTCGTTCTGGACGTGCTCGGTGGCGGACGGCGCGGCCTCGTTGTCGTTGAAGACGCCGGTCATGGTGGCCACGAACGCGGCCTGCAGACGCCGGGTCCAATAGGCGGCGACGCGGCTGGCAATTGCGTCCGCCGGGTCAGAGCCCGCCAGAACGGCGGCCAGGTCGGAGGTGCCCCAGCTCTGGTTGCGGGAGAGCCGGACAGCGACCTCAGTGGCCGAGCCGATCTTCTGGGGGTCAGGGTCGGCGGTGCCACCCGTATATTCGACCGGGACGGTATCGGTCGACACGCGCTCGGCGTCGTCGTCCAGATCCTTCCAGGAGGGAACATTGAAGGTAAGTCCGCCGCCAGCGAGCAGCGCGTCGATGGCCGCGTCGCGAACAACCGCGCCGGAGGCGATCAGCCGTGACTTGCTCTCGGTCAGCTGCTGGGCATAGGGGGTGAAGATCTCGGGAACGACAACGTCGGAGATCCGGGTCAGAGGTCCTGCGGCCATGTCTGGCTCCTAATGATTTGCTTCGGAGTCAGGTCCACATGGACCGCGCTCCCCCAGAGAGGACCGCGTCGACCCATGTCTCAGCCGCCCCGATGCGACAAATCTATAGTCTCACCAGGGCGGCTGGGCAACAATTATTTTCAGCTGGCTCTCGGAGCGGGCCGCGCGCCACCAATCTCGGTGCCCGCCATCTTGGCCATCTGAGCGGCGCGCTCCGGGCTCTCCCTGTGGATCTGGCCCTGACGTGTCATAT